ACCGATTTTTCTAGGTGTGTTTAGAGTTACGTCTTTACCTTTGTATTCTGCCATTATGTTCCAACTTTTTTTAGAGCTTTAGTGTGAGCTTTACTGAATGAATCACCTTCCTTCATATCTTTTTTCATCTCTGCCATGTGTTTTTTAGAATGGTGTTTAGAATGTTTTTCTAATTTTTTAGCGACTTCTCCACCATTTTTATAATATATTCTCATGAAAATTTAGTTGTTTTTCTTTTACCGTCCATAACTGCCCCACACCCTCTGTGTTTAGCTTTATATTGACCGCCATGACTCATCATTTTGAAATCATCTCCAGATATTTTACCATCTTTATTTTTATCTAACTTTTTTTGATTACCATGCATTTCACCACCATGAGTAGCTTTAACAGTTTTTGCGGCATCTTTAAAATTTTGAGCAGATGGTGCACCTTTGTCACCTTTATCTCTCATGGTTTCTCCTGAACCAGCTTTGATTCTTTTTCGTTTTGCATGTATATTTGCGTATAATCCTGGTTTTGCCATTTTATTTACCCCATATTTTAGTTTTAGCCATTACCTTTTACCGCTAGAACCTGTGTTGTATTTTAAACCTTTAGTTGCTGCTCCGCCACCTTTGACTGTGCTTTGACCTTTACCGAAAACATCTTTATATAAAGCTGTACCAGCAGTTACTGGTTTCGATAAATCAATCCTATCTGGGGCTGGGACATTGACTGGTTTAGTTTTAGTTGTATCTTTCATTAAGGTCTCCTTAGTTTTTCTTTTTTATATGTAACGTCTCCGCCATGACCATAGTTGTATTCACCACCGCCTTTCATTTTTTTGACTTTACCGCCATAGTTCATTTTTTTCTTTACTTTACCGCCATAGTTCATCTCTTGACGAGCTCTTCGGCTATTACAGTTTCCTGCTTTCATCATATTAGTCACCTCTCGTGTTTGTATCTGCTGATCTTACATCTTTCAATATTTGACCATAATTTTTGTTTACATTATCCTGAGCTTTTAACAAAGCTTCTTCTCTGTCTTGTGCCACTTTCATTTCAGCTATAGATTCTTGTGATTCTATTTTAGCTAAATCTACCTGTGTTCGTAAAGCATCTCTTTGTTTACTAGCTTCTATTTCTTCTCGTTTGACTTGAAGTAGAGGATCGAGCTCTTCTGCCTTTTGTTGTGCTTCTGCCATAGCTTGGGCTTGACCAGTAACTTCTTGAGTAGCTTTTGCTGCAGCTGCAGCTATTTGATTCATAACTTCTGGTGGCATTTCTTGCCCTTCTTGTAGTTCTGGTAGAGGTTGACCCAAAGCTTCTTCTATTTGTTGTTTGTATAGCATAGCTTGGTGCTCTTGTATATTAGCTTGTATAGATTGTAGAGCTACTGGGATTTGCTGTATCATAGGGTTCTGCATAAAAGCAGCATGGGCAGCAATGTACGCTTCATGGCTTTGAAATTCAAAAGCTTTAATCGGTTGACCTAACATAGCAGATTGTTGCTCTGTGATAGGATCTCTTGGAGGTACTTGATTAGCTACAGGTAGAAGTGCATCTATATTTTTTACTTCAAGTGCTTCGTACATGCGTTTATAGGCTTCTCGTAAATCGTGTATTTGAGGTGCTGCCTGTGCCATTTGTAATTCTTGTTGGGCTAACATAACTCTCTGTGCCATACTAAATATATTAGGGTCACTGACTGGAACTATATCTACTCTATCATCAAAATCTTGTTGTTTAATTTCTTGACTAGCCCCTGCCACTTGATAGGGGTAGACAGGGGGGAGAGAACGGGAGAAAACTTTACCTAATAATCTAAATTCTTTTTTCTGTGCGAAGTGTAGACGTTTGTGTATAGCTGACATAACTTTAGTTCCACGCTCTAACATAGCTACAGTTGTTCCGACGGGCAGTTGTTGGCTACCTATGTCACCTACTTGCATGTCTGCGATTGAGGCAAATCTTCTACCACTGTCGATCAATAAACCTAATAGTTGGCTTAATACACTGCTAGGTTCTTTATAGGGTAAAGGCATTAAAGCGTCACGGATAACACCTCCAGGAACATCTACATCTCTAAATTCTCCAGGTCTGAGAGGTTCGTCTTCACCTTGCACTCTCATGCCTCTTGCTTTAAAACCAGCTGGTAGGTTACTTAATGTACCTGCATCGATAAGTTGCCTTAGTATAGAGGTGGCAGATTTAGTTAGACCACCAATCATGTGTATTAAACCAAAACCATAAAAACCTAACCCTGGGAGAAATTTATAATGTACGAAATATTCTTTTTTACTAAATAATTGGTCGTTTGCTTCCCAGTTTCTCCTTATAGCTAATATTTCTCCAGTATCTTCCAGTACTGTCACTATGTAGGGTACTGCAAAATCATACTCATCGATACCTTCAAGCTCTAGGTTTACATGGAATTCTAGTAAAGTATAGTCGTTATAGTCGCTGCTAGGTCTGCTGAGACCTTGTAACTCGTCCATCTTGTTTTTCGCATCATCTAAATTGACTTCTCCAGGAGATCCTATGTCTATATCACGATAAACTCCGTTTAATTGCATTTTTCTTATGTCATTACCCGTCATATTGATGATATGAGTGATTCTTTGGCTAGTTTCTAGGTTTGTTGTGTCATAACTGACTACTAAGTCCTCAGCTTTTACAAAACTAGCAGTTGCACGGTTTAAAAGTGAGTCAAAATACACTTTTTTGAATGCAGAACCAGCTAATGGTAGGTAAAACAGTAAACTATCCATATCTGGGTCGTATTCTTCCATTACTTCGGTGATTTGATAGTTCATGTACTCTTTTACACGTTGACTTTGAGCCATAACTTCACTATTTTCCGCACCAACTACTTTAGTTTTCACAGGTCCACTAGGTGGTAGCAGTTCTTTGTATGCTTGGGCTTGAAATTGTGTGGCAGCTTCTGCTAGTAACGGGTGTGTGACACCACTTGCCCCAGGAAATGGTTCATCACGCTCTTCTGTTTTTATACCAAGCAGTTCTAAACCTTCTGAAAAAGTTGTAAGCCAGTCTTCACGAGAAGTTTGGTCTTGTTCATAGGCTGTGGTTATTTCTGAACTAAGTTCCCCTAAAGCTTGAGGGTCTAAAACTTCTGCTAAGTTCATGTTGTGTTCTTCTGTAGATATCTGTTCATTATTTTCAACAGGCATCATTTCACCTTCAGGAGACATTTGAAACTCAACTCCTCCATCTTCTTCTGAATCTCTGGCTATCTCTACTATAAGATCTTCTGAATCTTCGGACTGTTCAGCAAATGGACTTTCGCCTTTGTTCGGATATCTTTGTACTTCTATCGCCATTTATATATTCTCGTTGATCAATAATAACTTATTTTCTTCTTATATAAAACCTCTTCCTCATAATCTGTGGGAAGTTGTATAAATCCACCTTGTCTAAATCTTAACATAGCTTGAGTGGTTGAGTCGACTAAATCGTCATGGTCACCTGCTGGGAATGCCGCACATTCTTCTATTACATCATGTGCCCATTTAGTATCTGGATACCAAACCATACCTGATTCAAATAATGGGGCACAGGCATTGACCCTTGAGATCTTGTCGTTGCCACGTGATGGTGTAAAGTTCGCAACGGGAATGCCAACATTTCTTAGTTCCTGGGTAAGTGGCATCCCCGAAGCTTTGCCCTCTATTATGACACTGTCGGGTTCCCAATGTTCATACTGTTGTAGGGCTAGTGCTTTGAGTTCTGGAAAATTATATCTACCTTTTATAACATCTAGTAGGATAATATGTGGAGCGTTGCCGTGGTAAATCTCTTCACCACCTAGTCTGCCTTCTGGATAAAACACACCCCACGTAGTAATAGCTGAGTAATCTGCCATCTCTGATTTTAAAAATGCGGTGTCGTAACTTTGTATAATGTAATCGCAAGTTGGGGCATCTTTGTTTGGCCATTCTTTCCACCACTCACGCTTAATAAGTGCACCTTCTTCAGATGTTGGATTCTGCATATATTGTGCATGCCACTTAGGTCCACCACGCAAGGAAGCTTTGACGCTTTCTAGTTCTTCTAGTTTCCAATATTCTGGCCAAAGTGGTTTACCACTCGGAAGAATAGCAGGAAGTTCTATGAGTTCCCATTGATCTGCTTTTGGGTCTCGAGCTGCATCTTGGAGTAACTTACCTGTAAGATCATTTATGTTCCACCTTGTCATAACTATGACGATAGCTCCTCCAGGCTGTAGACGTTGTCGTGGACCAGAAGTGTACCACTCGTAAGTATCTTCCATGGACTTTGGATTCATAGCGTCTTGCTCGGAATGCGGATCGTCGATTATAAATAAATCGGCACCACGTCCAGCTAACGCACCACCCACACCTGCTGCATAGTATTCACCTTTAAGTTTTGGGTTACGTTTGTCTTGCGTTTCCCACTTACCTGCTGCTTTTGAATCTGGGTTTATAAGTACGTTGTCGAAAACTTTTTCAAAGTCTTCCATTAACATAAGGTCACGAATCTTACGACCAAATTTTACAGCAAGGTCAGCGGTGTGTGTTGCTTGTAGTATTTTAAGTGAAGGGTTACGACCAACTAAATAAGCAGGGAACATGTGCGACGCAAACTCTGACTTAGTGTGTCGAGGAGGCATATTAATAATGAGTCGTTTTATTTTGCCACTAGCAATACGATCAAAAGCTTCTGCCATAGTTCTATGGTGAGCACCTTCGATAAATGATGGCCATTGAGTTTTGACAAAAGACAAAAAATTTGTTTGAGCTTCTTCAACTCTTTCTATTTCGTGTAGCCTTTCAGCAAGTTCTAAATGCTCTTTAAGTACATCTTCTGGCAGACGTTCTAGGTTATTTTCCATACTTGTCTAAATTATATATTTTTTGAAATTTGTCGGCATCGTATTTATTACTTATGCCTTGATCTTTTAAACTTATAATGGTGTCGCCTCTATTTTTAATAGACGAAGGATAGTACAGTGAATCATAGTCCATGTTTCGGAAAACATCGGGCAGGTTTTCGTTTTTAGAAAACATAATAGGGGAGGATTGTCTTAATCTTGGGTTCTCAGAAACTATGGATTCTAATTTAAGTGCCGCACTTTCGTCACCAGCTGACCTTAATCTTTTTGCTTCTTGTAATAGTTTATCGATAGTTTTTTTGTCTAGGTCTTCTGGTTGAAAAGTTTTGCCGAAGTTGGGATAGTTAACTCGATAAATAGAACCGATACCTTCTGAATAGTCCATGAGCCTCGGATCACTAGGTAGGTTTGAATAATAACTTCCAGGTTGTAGTGAAGTAATACCCGTATCTTTTGAACCATGGAACATGGGACCTTTTGAATTTACTCTACCTGCTGTTTCTTTGCCTTTATTACCTGATAGAAAACCAGCACGTGTTTGAATCACATTTAGTATTTTGTTGGTTTGGTCTTTTAATACTTTTTCAGTTTCAAATGGTTCGTCTACGCTTTTTGTAATACGTTCCATTTGATTTTGATATTCATCTATTATTTGTCTATTAGCGACGGGAAGATCTTTTGCTCCCAAGTTAGAAACTTTATCTATCACCGTCTGCATTGCTTTTTTACTCATAGGCTTGGCTAAAGCAAATCCAGGTATGAGATCTAAAGCAGCGAAGCTGGCATCTACTCCAGTTTTATCGCTTAGTTCGTAGGAGAGTAGCGGTAGTAAACCTAGTGCGTTTTTTCCTGTTTTAAGAATATCTTTGAGTCCTTCATCTACACTTTTATCTGACACAGCCAAGGGTGGAGCCAACATCCCACTTCTCGTGTCTCCGACTAGGGAGCTTAGACCGAACTCT